TATGCTCCTTCCGTGAGTTTTAATTGTTTTGCATACTCTTCGAGTGGCACACCTAATTTTTTAGCTATTGCTACCTGTGAAGATGTGAGTCTCACAGTTTTGCGACCAGGTTTTGCGCTTCTGTTAGCCGAAGCTACCGACTGAACGGGTTTGATCGTTGCTTGTTTATCAGTATTACCAAATTTACCGGGAAAGTCAACACGAATTCGTTTGTCAATCTCAGCATAATAGTCAGGACCCTTAGGATCAAAACCTTCTTTGTCTACTAAATCCTTATGAATCTCGAATGCTGTAAAAGTCATAGCTCTATCTTGTCCGAACCATGCGTTTTTAGCAGCCCAAGTCTCAGCTTGAGGATCAGCTTCCGGTAATGCTCTTGGAGTCTGTTCTGGTAATCTACCACCGTCTGATAGTTGTACAGGTACTTCCTGTTCAACTGGGGTTTGTTTTCGTCTCATTTGCAAGTTTGCATTTTCTAATGCAAGGGTTGCAATCTTTTTATTTGCTACAACTTGTTGAGTTGCATCTTGTGCTTCTATCGCCATAGCTAAATCTCTTTGCGCTGACTCCATTGCACTTGTTACATTCTCTTCAAGTTTAGTTGCGTGTTCTAGACTTACTTTTTCAAATCTAGACATGTCTAGTTTTCTTTTCATCTCTACAGATTTTGCATATTCAACAGCCGCTGCTTCTCGTCTTTCAGCTTCTCTCATCTTACGCGTAAGTTTTGCAATTCTAGACTGCACACCTTTACTATAATCTTCTAGAGGTTCGTCTTCTTTTTTTTCTGTTTCTTTTACTTCTTCGACTACTGTTTCTTGTTCCGTGTTTTCTGGAGCAGTATCAACTACCGCTTCCTCTTTTGTTTCTTCAATAGATACATCGACCTCTGGTCCTGAGGTATCTAGTTCAACCGGCTTTTCGCTCGATTTTATTTTTTCTTCTTCTGGCATAGTGTCCTTCCTATGTTGTTAAAATTTGTGTAAGATATCTGTTGGATCTTCCACGGTTGCTAATATTTCGTCATCGTTAAGAAGACGAACTTCTCCACCTTCAATCTCTATACGTGATCCGGAATAACGTGCGAAGACTACCCAGTCTCCCACCTTGCACCATGGACCATCGCTAAATCTTTTCGGGTCTTTGTAACAATCAGGTCCCATAGCAATAACGTTTCCGCATTGTGATGCAACTTGTTGTCTGTCTATTGTTTCAGTTCCCAATAAAACTCCACCTTTAGTTTTCTCTTTCATTCTAAAAGGTAAAACTAGCATACGCCAACCAGTAGGTTGAGGTAACTTAGTAGTTTCTTTAGTAACTTCTTCTTTAGGTTCTGATTTGTATTTATCTAAAAGGCCTGACTTAACTTTCGGGACCTCTTTTAATATTGATGACTGTTCCGCTTTCTTCATTTTCCGCTCCTTTATCTTGTTGCAGGTTAGAGATTTCCTGACGCACTGATTCCAGTGCATTTATCTGTCCTATTATATACTTGTAAGTTTCCATTGTGTCAACCCCTCCGGATGTAACGGATAAGGCTAATTGATTTATTCTTCTAGCTAAACCTTTACTTAATTGAGCTAGTAATACTTCTGGTTCCATTTTTACTTTCTAGCAATCCCATTTTCTAAGAGATTTATTAATTCTTGAATTTGGATCTCTTGCTGTTTTTGCTGATGTTAGTTTCTTCTTCATACCACTCATTCTTGCGCAGAATGATTTACGTCTTGAACTTGTTTTAGATTTAGTAGGTGCTTTTAAAGTACCTTTTTTATAGCTTGCTCTACCTTTAGCATTTAAGCCGCCTGATTTAGATTTACCTTCTTTTCTAGTCCAAGCTGCAGAAGCCATTACGCTTTCTTTTTCTTCTTAGGTTTCTTAGCTGTCTTAGCGCTATTTACAAATGCTTTTTTTGTAGGTGCACCTTTGGCTCCAGGTCTTCTCATCGTCTCACCTGAACCTGCCTTGATTCTTTTACGTTTAGCTTGGATGTTAGCGTAGAGTCCTTTTGCTTTAGCCATTATGCTTTCCTTTTCATTTTTTTCTTAGGAATAATTCCTTTAGCCATTAAAATATCTCTTTGAGTAATTTTACCATCACCTGAATGATCTGGAAATTTACTTTTCTTTTTAGGTAGTTTTTTACTTCCTGCTACTTTAGCCATTTTAGTTTCCTTTTATTGCAGCCTGACACATAGGACATCTTTTTTTAAAATATCTGTGTGTTGGACATGGTTGATGAACCGGTACATCCGGCTCTGGTACTTTTGTGTAATATTCTATATGCTCATCTTCGCATTGACAAGCTTTAATATTAAATAGATTACAAATAAAGTTTTTAAAATGCTTGAGCATTTATGCTTCTTTAGATTCGTCTCTTCTATCTTTAAAACTTTGTGTCTTAGTAGACTCTTTACCATCTCTTGCTAAAGACTCATCTAGTCTGTCATTTGCATTTTGTTTCTTAGGTGTTGACTTTGCAGTCTTACCTGAGAATCTTGAAATGTAGGGTCTTGTTCCATAATCGTTTCTCATAATATTTTCTCCTTAATTACTTATTCTTTATCAGATGTGTTGCCTTAAGTCCATAGACGCTAGCAATTACACCAACAAAAATTGTTTGATACCATAATGGTAAATTTCCAAAGTGCACAAAGAATAGCTCCATTTTTTCCATATGTACAGGATTATCTGACCAGACACTCCATCCCAACATTACGATTGGCACCGAAAGCAAAATTAAAATAAATTCGTCTTTCCAGTCTGATTGTCTAGATTCTAAAAGTTTGCCTTGGTAAGCTTCTTTACCTTCAGCCATACGAGATGCGTGCATAAGCTGTGCATCTGACATAGCCATTTTAGTTCTCTGTTTATTAGCGTATATTTTTGAGCCCGCAGAAACGGCTAATTTAATTGCCGATAACCACATGTTAGTACCAAGTAGCTTTTTTAGATTTTGTAGCTAACATTCTTTTAGTTCCTCTAACGTCAGCAACATCACCTTGGGCAACGTAATTTCTTCCTCTAATACTTGTCTCAGATCTAGGATCTAGGTGCAAGTTTTGAGATTCAACTTTCACATCAACACCACCGGTTTTGTAACCGTCTTTGTTAATGTCAGTCGCTGTTGGTTTTGTTATTTTCATAATTATCTCCTAAGTTTTAGTACACTATCTTCGAGGACCTTTCAAGACATTTACGTCTTGGGCCTTCATAGCATCTGAGGTTAATTTAACTTCTGCAGACATTTCGGACTTAGCCATGGCTGTATCAGCCCTTAAGTTAGCTAAATCTTCATTTTGTTGTATTTTTTCTTTAGCTAGTTCTTGACCTTGTAAGAACTTAGTTTTATCTAAATTAAGTCTAGCTTCGTCTTCAGTTACTTTACGTTCTGCATCCATAGCTTTTAGATCAACTTCTCTTTCTTTAAGAGATAGTAAAGGATCATGATCAAAGTTAGATGTAATTTTCTTTTCTTCATTCATAAACTCTTCAGTCATCTCAGCAATTAGAATAGCTTTTCTAGCTTCTATCTTTTGAGATATTTGGTCGAACTGTTGTTTAGCTTGAGGATTCTGAACTGCAGCTTGTTGTAGTTGTGGCAACATTTGCATTTCTTGTTGGAACTCTAACTGAACTTGTTCTTGTGCCATTATAGACATGTGCTCCAATATATTTTTTTCTAACGCTGCTGTAATGCTAGGATTATTCTTAACAAAATTAGAAGCCATAAAGTTTAAATGTGAGGTTATGTGTGCTCTATGATCTTGACCTGGAAACGCTTGAAAAGGTTTTTGACCCATTGCATCAATGTGTTCTAACGCCGGATCTTTAGGTTGATTCTGTGGAGGTGGTGGTAAAATTCTATCAATATTTTTTACACCAATAGCCATGTACATATCTCTATACGCTTCATACATATTATGCATTGGCGGATTAGATTGAGCTAATTGTAATTGAGTTTGCGCCATTGATATTCTCTGACTCATTGAGAATATGTTTGGATCAGCCACTGGTAGGATATCTACCTTATCATCAAAGTCAGTTTGTTTTACATTCCTTGCAGCACCCGGAACATCATAAGGATATTCAGGAGGCAAGTATGTTCCAAACACACCAGCTAATAATTTAAATTCTTGCTTAAGACTTACGTACAGTCTTTTATGTATCGCTGACATCACTCTTGAACCACGTTCTAAAAGAGCTACGGTTGTACCAACAGCCGCCTGCTGATTCCCGTCACCAACCTGCATGTCAGCAATGGACGCGAAACGCTGCCCTGCTTGAACTACAATTCCCATCAACTGTAATAAAGTTTGTGATGGTTCTTTGTATGGTAGGAATACGAAAGCATCTTTTAGGTTACCACCTGGAGTGTCAACGTCTTTAAATTCTCCGGGTTGTATATTAGCGGCATCGTCTTTTACTCTGACACCTCTTTGTTTAAATCCTGCTGGCAAGTTTGATAAAGTCCCTGCATCTAATAACTGACGGAGAGCCGCAGTTGCAGTACGACTTAGTCCGCCAATCATATGAATTAATCCTAAACCGTAAAACCCCAGTCCAGGCAGAAATTTGAAGTGGACGAAATATTGGATCTTAAGTTTTTTTGGATCATTTTGAGCAAAGTTTCTTCTTATCGATAAAACTTTCCTACTACCTTCTTCGATTGTAACGACGTAAGGTAATTTTATTCCTGTTGGTTCGCCATCTTCACCAACGTCTTCGAATCCTTCTAAGTCTAAATTAACGTGACATTCTAAAATTGTATATAACGGATCTACTCTTTGTGATTTGTTAACACCTTCTACTTCACGTTCTTTGTCTTCAAGATCATTAGTAACAGTACCGGTTGGTTTTGTAAGTTCTATGTCTGAATAGAAACCTGCAACCATTTGTTTTTTTAAATCATTCTCCGACATTTTAACAACATGGATGACTGATTCCGCATCGTCTAATGAGGTAGCCGTGTACGGAACAACAAGGTCATCGGCTGGAATAAACTTAGAAACCGCTCGTCCCAGTAAATCGTCATAATAAACTTTTTTAAATGTTGAACCTGATAATGGAAGGTAGAATAACATCTGATCAAACTCAGGTTCGTACTCTTTCATTTGATCCATCAATTGATAGTTCATAAAATTTTTAACTCTTTGTGATTGCTGTTCTTTAGCAGGATCACTTAATCCCATAACTTGTGTTCTTAC